TTAATTCTTGTGCTGGTCCTACCTTAGTTATTACACCACCCTCATCAGCTGTTCCATCGTGGGTATGTCCTGATGCATTACTAAAGGCTGCTACTAATTGGTCAAACTCATTATTAAATAGACTAGCATTGATAGTGTCTCCATCACTAAATGATGATTGTCTTGTATATGTTGCTCCCATTCCTTATCTCCTTCCTGATGGAATTAAATCTATATACATACCCTGTATAGAGTATGGTGGATTCTTGTCATTACTATAAAACTTAAAACTATTAGAGAAACCACTGCCCCATAAATTAACCTTCTTCATTGGTATTTCTGGTGTACCAAATCTAGCTATGCCAAAAACAGCTGCACCAAAAGTTGAAGGAGTTAATAAAGAACCTAATGGAAATGTAGTGGGTTGTGATAAATCAGGGTCTTCAAAATCATAACGCACATCCATATTAACATCACTATCACCTTCTGGCTTGATAGATAACTTAATATAGTGTAATGTCTTTCTAATACCTACATCACCATAATCAATATCTGGTGTCTTAAATTCTGCAGAGATATTGTCTCCGTCAAAACTACTTCCTTTATTGTGGAAATGTACATACCCATCGTAGTCTCCGTGATATGCTTGTTCAATATTCTGTGTATTATAATTAGAAGTAAAACAAGACGCTTCAATACCTTGTAACTCTGCCCATTCCCATACAGGCATACCTTGAGCATTAATCTTAAATGTACCTACAATACCTTTCTGTGATAGTTTAGATGTGATACTCTTTGTATAGAATAATCTATACTGATTCTGAGTTCTAATAACTGCAGAAGATACATCATAGTTATTAATGTCTGTTACTAACTCATTAATTACTGGGATAATCTTATGAGAGATAGATGATAATTCAATATCATCAATACGTGCTGTAGCAGCAACTGTACGAATACCATCTGGTGCTAAGAATACTAGGTCACCACCAATCTCCTGAATACTAAAACCATCTATACAACCAATGTTTCTTGTTACGTCTGTTACTGCAATAGTAGAAGAACTATTAATGTTAACAAGTTTATTGATACTGTTCTGTGAGAAAATAATTAAATCATCACGGAAAGTCTTAAGACCTGTTATAGTATCGCCTACATTCAATGAGCCTGCTGATGCCCCTGTAAATAATGCATCATCATATCTATCACTATAGTAAACTGTTTCTGGTTTAGATGACCAACCGCCTAATACAACGTGGTCATCGTGAGTTACGCAGTATTGTGGCTTAGGTATATCAGTATATACTGGAGAGGCTTTAGATAATCCAAAGGCATCATATAATCCCCTATGAAACTTAAACTTACGAGTGCCTCCATCTAGTTTAGTTTCTAAATAAATAGGGGCATCTGTGCCATTAACTGCAGTAATACGTGGATTATCTATTCCAGTAGGTATATACTCTGTAAATTGATATCTTCCTGAAGTATCTAATGTAACAGCTGTAGCTGATGATAAGTTAGCTTCGGTTGCCCAATCAGCTGTCCATATCTTATTAGCCTCTTCACAAGCTTGTTGAGTTGTATGTCCTCCTGCAGAACAAGAACCATAATCTTTATTTACTTGTATCCAATTATATCCATCCTCTGACCAATAGATATCACCAGACTGACAAGCCCACCCACCTTCTTTGTGTGCGTGAATACCTTTTAATGTATCCGTAGTTCCTGCAGGAGTAGTAGATGAATTAATTGTGGTTGTTAATGTAGCACCCGAACCACCTGTACCTGAATCATTAATAGCAATTGTTGGAGCTACTTGATATCCACTACCGCCATTTGTTAAAGTAACACCTGTGATAGTGCCACTACCATCTATAGTTAATGTACCTGTAGCACCTGTACCATTACCTTCACTATCCGTAATAGTTATTGTTGAGCTTGCTCCATATCCAGTACCACCTGCTGTTATAGATAATGCAGTAACAGGACTAGACATAAACTTACGATAGCCATTAATCCTTCTATATCCACCGTGAATAGATGCCTCAAAATTCTTTAATCGTGTTGCCGCACCAGGAGTTTTAAATAGGTCAAAAGATGATGAAGTCTTATCAAGACCCCCACTTAATGATACTGCTATTCCTTGTTCAGCCGCCATATCTTATACGAACCTTACTCTGTCATCAGTCATTACTGATGGTTGTGGCTTACCTGTGTAGTTCTTCATTAAACGGATGCCTTTCTTATACTCGTCTAATGCTAGTGCCGCTAACTGTACGTTCTCTTTAAACTGCCATACATAATACCTAGCTCTTGCTGACAATACTGCAGTCCATTGTTCTGGATATTTAACTTCATCATTATAAGCAGATAATTCAGCTAATTGTTCCCAAGCATAAAAATATATTCTATAGGCTTTATCTGGTAGTGGGGATAATCCAAACTTTCTACCACAAGGAGACATAATTACTTTAGTAGGTGTGCCGTACTCACCAGTATCTTTAGCAGCGTCATCTGACTCTCTATAATGTTTCTTCCAAGTTTCTACTGGAATAAACTTTAAGTTCTGTCTAGTATGAGGTGTTGTATGCGTAGCTGTCCAAGTACCAGGACAAACATTAGTTGTGTCATAATCTGTCCAAGTATTATCTGCTGCTACACAAGTATCAGCTGTAGTGTAAGCACTATCTGAACACACACCTAAACCAGTAGAACAAGTACCTACATCTTCTGTAGTTAGATAGAAGTTATCCCAATCTACTCTACCAAAATCTTTAGCGGTACCGTGTGCACCACTTGAATGTTTCTTTAAATAATACCACCTAGTACCTGCTACTGAATCTACGAAGTAGTTTCCGTACTCCTGATTACCCATACCAGCACAAGATGTTGATAGCCAAGGGAACTCTGGGTTCTCGTTAGCGATGTCAAAGTATGCCCTATTAACAGCATCTTTAACAAACTTCTGAATACCTTTTGCAGTACCGAAGTTAGAAGAGGTAAGTTGAACTTCATTAAGCTCACCTAATATTTCATTAGTAAGTCCTAAGTATGTTTGAGTATCTGCCATTCTTCCCTCTTATATAATATGGAAGAGAGCCCTGTGAAGAGCTCTCTAGTGATTAACTATTAGTCAATCTTGATTTTAGCAAGTGCTAGAGCTTCAGGACGTAATACTTTACGACCCCAAACTAATAGACCACGAACGATGTCTTGGAATGAATCAGTAGCACGTACTGTTTCAACTGTTGACAACGCTTGAGCACAAGATACTGCAGACATATGACCTGCTAGTATGTTGTGAGTTGCTGTTACACCAGAACCTGATGGTGTTGGTACGTTGTTAGACTTGTACATCTTAAAGCCACGTAGCTCACCAGATGCAACTAGACCGTTACGTAGACCACCATTACCTTGGTTGTAATCAACTGACATTAGCTTAGATGAAGTCTTAGCTAGCTCTTCATAGAACTCAGGCTTAGCAACTACCCAACGATTCTCTTCTGGAACGTTTTGGTCATCTAATAGACGAGCAAGACGAGCTAGAACATCTAGAGGGTCAATCTCACCTGTAGCAAAACCAGTATCAATTGGTGACGCATCTGAACCATAAGTGTTAGTTGTAGCACCTGCAATAGCAGCTGTGATTACATTAGAATCAAACGCATCTTTAAGTTGATACGCTGCATTATCAGACGCAATCTGTTGCCAGTTTACGTGTGAGAAACGCTTCTCTAAATCGTCAACCTTGAACTGGAAGTACTTAGCTTGGTCGATTTGTAACACTAATTCTTCATCAGTTAGACCTGTTGAAGTAGATAATGTTGCACCACGAGCATAGTCCTGTACAGAAATTGTTGGCTCTTTAATGATGTTTACTGTATCACCGTACTGAGCAATCTCACCCATATAGTCAGTGTTACAAATTGCTTCAGCTACTGCTGACTTACGAAAGGCAACTTGTACCTTCTTTGAAAAAACTTCAGGCAGCCAAAACGAGTTAGTTTGTCCCGACGTAGCTGGATTGAAGTTAGTAGTTCCTGATTCGAAACCCATATCTTTTCTCCTTATTTATATTTTACTTAATCTTACTAACCATCTACTATTCTTCCAGACTTAAATGCATCATCTAATTCAGACTGCATTTGTTCGTACTGGTCAACAGAGAGGTTAGCTATCTCTGAGGTTGTCCAAATCTTCTCCGTAGGTGTTGGGTCTTCAATCTTTGTTTTGACTGATACTGCATCTGCAGCCGAACCTCTTGGGTCTTTATCTGAACTAGTTTTTTTAGACTTAGCTTTAACCTTCTTGGAAGAAATACCAGCATCCTGTTTGTATAGGTCAATGGCTCTAGAAGCTAGCATAGCGTCACCGTTGTTCTCATAAATCCAAGCCTGAATAGCATCAGGTTGAACTCTTGCCCAATCGTGGAATTCTTCCGACTCCCTAATTGTAACAAAGTCTGGGTGCAGGTTAAGAAGTTCTTGCTCTGCTGCCCTACGGTTTGCTTGGCTCTCTTTCTCTGATAACTGATTAACTTTATTCTGTAATTCAGATAACTGTTCTTCAGCTCTCATATGAGCTACTGTTTCTACTACATCATAAACATCAGGATAGTCCTCTCTAAAAGTAGCCAGCTCTTCTGGGGTTTTAGGGGCAGTATAAGTAGGACGATTAGATTGAGCTTCCGCTTTCAAGGATTGCTCTTTAGCTTTCCAGTCTCCTAGTTTTCTATCGTAATGTTTCTTCAAATCATCATAACGTTTTTTAAAGTCAACCTTCTCAAATTTCTTTGTAGGTTCTTCTTTATAAGAATCATCTTCCTTGGTAGCCTCGGAAGCTTTAGTATCCTCTTTCACGACTGTCTCTTCTTCTGTGATTGGTTCGTTGTTTGATACGTATACTTCCTTACGAGGGGCAAGGTAAGCTAAGGAATCATCAGCACTCTGAATACCTAACTCGGCATCTTTGGTACTATTATCCCATTTCTTCTTTGCGTTATAAGGGTTTGCTTGTGGTTGTTGGATTTCCTCCGTTCTTGCTGTTGCTGTTGTCATTTTGACCTCCATTAAGTGCCCAGTATTCTGGGGTGGCTTGCGGGGTTGTAATCATCCAAGGTGCTCTAATGAGGTAGCCTTGGGGCTGTCGCTATAAAGTCAGTCTATCTCGTCAGGTCGACTGGGGGTTTATAGTTAATTAATTGTCTGTATAGGGATTGGGTCTGTTACCATCTTTGTCTCCGTGTATCCAATCATCCCATCTTTTATTTTCTTTATACTCTTCAGACTCATAGTCTTCCCAAGAGTCAGGGTCTATACCTCTTTCTGTATAAGTGAATACACCCATTAACATATCTTTTAAAGTAGAACCAAATCCTTTAGATTCTCCCTGTGGTTGTTCTTGTACTGTTCCACCATCGTCATAAGCAGGTCTATCAAAGAAACCACCCTTAGCAAAACCAGTATCACTCATCTGTTGATACTCTTGCTTCTGAGCTGCTTCATCATAATCACCTTCTGCTTTGTCCATCATCTTACGTAGTTTATCTACACCTAATTGCTTAACAGCTTTAGCTGTAAATACAAACTCACCGTCTGATAGTCTAGCAGGAATAGAATCACTAGTCTCTGTACCTGGTCCTTCTACTGCACCATCTGCTGTAAATTCACCAGTGCCAAATGTAGAGCCTACCTTATTTAGAATATTTTCTAACTCAGGATAGTCAGACATTGCTTGACCTAACACCTCAGTCTCACCATCTGTTAATCCTAACTCATTCTCTTCTACTGGCATCTCTTCAATAGGTGCCTCATCTTCAAAGTCTAACGGTACTTCAGGAGCTAACATAGAACCTTCTGTATCATATACTGAACCACCTTCTGCGTAACCTTGTTGTGTTGGACTATACATATATTCTTCCTCGATAGGTGCTGTAGGTATTACACCCTTTCTTGTTATTCCTTTTTCAAATTCAGGATAAGTAGATTCCATCTTCCATAATCTAGAAGAGTCATCCATTAAACCACCTTCTGCAAATCCTGTTCTTTTATACATAGGTATTCCTAATAATTCTTGTTTAGCTTGTTGTTTTCCTTGAATATATTGTGGTATATTTGCTTGTATAAGTAAACAAGCATTTCTATCTCCTGCCTTACAAGCTTTAAGTAGTTGATATTGTCTGTCTGCTTGTTCTTTTACCTTACCTTGTTTACTTGATTGTGTTTGGTAAGTCCCTGTAAGTGTTTGTCCTTTTAAATCCTCTTTATCTTTTGTCCATCCAGTCTTATACTCAATATCTTCATAAGAGACTTCATCACTATCATAAGGTACATAACCTTTTGCATACTCTTTCCAAGTTTTTATATTGTCTTCTTTACCTTCTTCAGAGGTAACTTCCTGCATTTCTCTTTCAAAAGAAGTTAAATATTCTTCTGGTATATCTCCTGTATGGTCTAATAAAGCCATCTTAACTTTCTATGTTATTACGCAACAGGAGGAGCTGCTTGACTAAATTCACCTTCCCCTGGTTGCGGTACATTTCCTGTTCCGATGTTGCCATCGCCATTGCCTGTAACGCCTTCACCTGCTCCACCTCCAGGAATTCCTCCACCTTCACCCATAGGGGGTTGCTCACCAGCTGCTTGAGCTCCTTGTTGCTGATTTTGAAGTCCGATAATTTCTGCATAGATTGCTGCCTCCTCTGGAGAGTTTATTATTTCTTCAGGGTCGAAGTCAAGGCTATAAGCCAACTCTTGAATGATTTTAGATACTTTAACAAATGGTGCAACTGCAGGATTCTGAACCGATTGTAAAAAGGTCGTAAGTCTTTGAGACCTAACTTCCTTCTGCATAAGCGAACTAGTTCCTGTAGCTTTAATTTCAAGGTCTCCAACGACATTTAAATCTCCTTCATAGAATTGCATATTCCATTGATAGAACGCAACACCTAATGGTTTTAATAAGAAGTCATCAAGGTTCTTAACGACTGTCTTAATGTTTAGTGACGCAGCACCCATAAGCATTGACATACCTGATGCTGTTCTAGTCATTCCTTGTACACCTGTGTTACCGTGTGAGTAAGAAGGAATACCTGTTGACTCATCTGCTAGTTGTCTAAATCTATCAAACATCTGCATATTCTCTGGTGCTGTGTTAGGGAACTTCAAGCCATAGATTGATTGACCTGGCATACCTGCCTGTCTCTTGAATATCTTACCTGGGAAGATGTCCATAGATTGTCCACTAACTAACGCTGCTTCATCTACATCAAATACTAACGAACCAGCTAGTGCTAAGTTATCAATAGCCATTCTTGCGTGACCATTCATAATCTGCTGTGAGTCTTCCATATTCTCTGGAACTCCAATACCCCAGAAAGAGTATGGGTTCTTCTCATATGGTACAGCATTGTAAGGTAACCTACTAGGTTTGAATGGGTTACCAACTAAACGAATAATCTTACCTTGGCATACCCAAGCGTTTACTTGAATCTCTTCTAAGTCATCGATAGAGTCATCAACGTTTAGTCCTGCTTCTCTAGCGTACTCGGCATCCATAACACCCCAGTACTCTAGTACTTCAAATCTTTCTGTATCAGTAAAGCTAGAATTGTTATCTAGTTTAATCTCGTTCTCGAATGAACGCTTCTGATAGTTATAACCTTGTTTAATACATTCGGCAATCTTTTCCTTATTAAAGTAAGGACGCTTCATTAAAGCTCTTAGTTGTGACCTATTGTATTTATGTCTGTGAATAGCCCACTCAGCTTCTGCCATATCAGTTGAGTTAGGGTCTGGATAGAAGTCCCAAGTGCTAACGAACTCAAGGCGTGGTACTCGTACTTCTTCAGGTGTATATTCTCTTCCACCTTCTTCTCCTGTGGTCCATTTGTGTATAGTTTTATTATAGTTAAATGGACCTTTGATGATACCAGTACCAAGCAGTACTGATTCAAAGATTGCGTTACGTAATTCTGTTGCGCCATTAGATTCTTCAATCTGGTCGTGGATAAGTTTCTCCATCCTACGAGCAGCGATTTGAGCTGGGTTAATCTGTGGCATTTCAGGTGACCTAGCAGCACCCTCCTCGATAACTGTATCACCTCCTTCATTTTGGTACTCTTCTTCTAGAGAACCTAAGAATTTGTCTACATCCGATTGGATTGCTCCTGGGGCTAATGTCTGACCATCTCCCTCATACCCAACATCAAAAGGGTCAAAGTTCCCTCTGTTGTCATCTGTAACATCATCACCTGGTGTATATTCTAAGTTACCTTCAAGCTCAGGGGAGATGTCCATAGGACCACCGTTCTGTTCTTGTAGAGGATTTAAATGTGCATATTGTGAGATACCGTCTGGTACGATAGTCTCTTGAATCTGTAGTGGGAACTTAGCCCCTGAGAATACTACATCTACTAACTGACCATAAGCTGCCAGTACTTTAGTCTTAGTAACCTTAATGAATACCTTAGACTTCTCATTCTCTTTGAACTTAATGTTCTTATTGTAGACACCACGATAGTTGTGGTACGCTTCTAACCAACGCTTCTCATCATCTTGTCTTCCACGTTCTGCAGCGTTGAATCTCTCTTCTACTAGCGCAGCTAGGTTAGAAACAAAGACTTGATTCTCTAAAGCTTCTTCTACAGGTGTTGATACCTCATCAGCAGATACAAATGGCGTTTCAGATTCATTAGCGTTTAATTTGATATTATCTTCAGCCATTAATGTTTAAAAGAAAGTCATAACTATATATACTATTATACACCTGTTTTCAGGTTTTGTCAACCCCTAAATGCAAAATAATTGAAAAATAATTTAGTAACCAAATGTTTCATCTGCCATCTGAGGTATGTCTAAGTTCCTCTTGAACTCAAATAACTCATCACTAGTAGTGGCTCTAGGTCTAGACATAATGAGATATCTAAGCGCATCATATGCGTGGTCAGCAGCTTTAGTATCTACGTCTTCTGGTTTATTCTTATCTACTGGTATTGTCTGTAATTCACGTATAAGAGAAGGACAACTATTAAAGATTTGCATCTTAGGTCTACCGTCTGTCTTATTCTGTTTAAGTCTTTCGTGTATTTGTACTTTACCTGCTAGTCTATTCTTATCTGCTGGTCTTAACTTATGACCTGCTCTTACTAGTATCTCACCAATAGTAGGACCAGTGTAACCAGTTCTATTCCAAGCTGCGGTATCTAACACACCAGATATAGAGTAAGCATCACCTTCTTCATAGGCTGTCATTCTTTCTGCTAGGTCTTCACCTGTTAATCCTTTCTGATATAGTTCTCTATAGATAATAAGAGTATCGTCATTAGGGTCTACTGCTGCCCATATAACTGCTGACTCCGCTGCGTAACCATAGTCCACACCTTTCAGTCTAGTCCAGTTAGGAGGTATATCAAAAGGAGGAATAACGTGAATAGAAGTATCGAACTCTACAAAGGCAGCACCTTCATTAATATCCCAGTTACCTTCTAGTAATTGCTTACGTTGTACAGGAGGTAAAGACGCTAACATCTTCTTATAGTCTGTACCTGATAGATAAGGGTTATCATCTAACAAAGCAGGTATAAACTTTCTTACTACTTCATCATTACCTATGAAGGTTTCGTTAGCAGGAGAAGGTTCAATATATCTTTTCTTTACCCAATGAGCACCAGCACCACCAGGGTTAGCAGTACATCTCATATATGTTTGAATCTCTGGGTCTGTAGTCCTTAGTCTAGATGCTAAGTAGTTCCAAGCAAACTCAGTAGGTAGGTGTGTTATCTCATCAAACCCTATCCAAGAATATGCTTGTCCTTGGAATCTATATACATCTGCATCCTTTTCTAAGAAACTAAACTGTATTGAAGCACCAGAAGGAAACTTCCATATCTTATCTACTTCTCTGAACTTAGCACCTTTAAATGCTTTAGGGTATAGCTCTCTACTCTTATCTATTAGTTCTCTTAGTTCAGGCATAGACCTTCTTAAGATAAGGGCTCTATGTTCTGGTCTATGTGCATAACGTAATGGGTCTACTAACATAGCATAAGACTTACCGCCACCCGCTGCTCCACCGTACAATACATCTTTCTCTGGTGCCGCTAAGAAATCTGTTTGGGGTCCAGGGTTAGCTCTAAACGCTACCTCTGCATCTTTCTGTCCTACTGCTGACGCTATGTCCTCATCACTAACTACGCTAGATATAGTATTGCCTTCTTCTGCGTTCTTTACCTTAGTGGTTGCTTGTGACTTCTTCTTCCCACCTATAGCTCTAGACTGTTTAAGTTTCTTCTTAGCCCCTTTGGCTTTAGAGTATTTTCTAGGAGTTCCTTTTTTAAAGCCTCTCTTCTTTCTAGGTGTTCCATCTAACTTACACCTAACCATACCATCAATTACATCAAGGGTCTCTATATCTAACTCAGGGTATTCCTCTTTACATTCTTCAATAGAAATCTTAGGAATCTCTGCATCAGTTATCCCTCTCTTATTAGCCATCTTTCTTTACCATCTTATGTAAACCTTGTGCAGATACCTTCCTACCTGTAGTGGCTTCTAACCAACCAGCTGCATCTCTATAAGAGAAAGCTCCTTTCTTTACATATCCTTTAGCTTCTTCTAAAGCTTCTAACTGCTCCATTACTGGTCTAACGTACCCAGGAGTATCTTCTATTACTTCATATCCGAAAGGAACAGTAGAACCTTTTAACTTAACTCTTAGTTCCCCAGTATTAGTTAGTAGGCTCATACTCTACCTCTGCTGCTTCTACGTCTATAGTCATCTCATCCTTTGAAGGCATAATGAATATACCTCCAGATACTGTATGGTCTACATTCATCTTCTGTTCCTTAACTACCCCCACTCTATCTAACAAAGTCTGAGCAGCTTGTAACTTCTGAGTTACTTGTGGGATAGGTTCTTCACTAACCATAATATCTACTATCTTGTTAGCTGCCTTAGGAGCATTCTTAGCTAACGTATGAGAAGCTATCTCTATTAGTTCATTAGATAATGATTGTAATAAGAAAGTAGAAGGTGCTTGAGAATCATATCCTGCTTTAATCATTGCTTGTCTAACGTCACCAGTCTTAGAGTCGTACATAGCATCTAAGAAAGCCTGTTGCTTTTCTGTATAGTTTCTTTTCTTATCTAACATAGACTGAGGTACAGTCATAATTCTTCTCCATACTATAAATATCTTTAAGAGTTTTATAAGAATCCTTAAGAGTTCTTTAGAACTAACTAAGTACTAAGTAAGTAGTAACTAGTAGGATAACTTAAACAGTATCTATAAGTAGTAAGTATAAGAATAACTTAATCAGATACTTATAAGATACTTTAATGATATCTCTTAAGATATATTATACACCTGTTTTAAAGATTTGTCAAGGGGTAAATTGAAAATAATTGAAAAATAATTCTTAGATTATTGTGGGTGTTCCGCGATAATGCCTATAGGATAAGGCTTCTAGTACTCTCTGGTGCTCCTGGTTGACATTGGAAAATTACCTAAAATGTATAACAGGGCTATAAATATACTAGGGGGGTGGGGTGTACCCTGCGTACCCATATAAGTATATCACGATATTCTTATATAATAATGCGCTGATATACGCGAAAATACATAAGAATATCAGCATATAATCATATAAGAATATTATGATATTCTGATGTGGTTTACAGTACATAAGAATACCGTAATATGCTTATAGAATAACCTTTTAATATTCTTATATAATAATATAGTAATACTCTAATACTTATCTATATAAGCATTTCACGATATTACGACATAATAATACTCTTATATGTATTTTTTAACAAATTATGTAAAAATACCTGTATTCACTGCTTGATTTTGTGGTATATCGCGCGCGCGTTCCTATTAAAGAATAGGGGAATTATGCCATATATCTCTAAAGGGATATGTCATATATCTCTGATGGGATATACGCAAAAAATAGTTGTAAATGGCCTTTTTTTGGTGGTATAGTGTGCAACATATCAATGCTAAATCGGTTTTTAGGGTTGATGTTGCAAAAAAGCAACAACTGTTGTAAAAATACAACAAATAATAACTATGCAAATAAACAGTTTATTTGTAAATTTTAAGGATAAAAAAATGACTACTAAAACTATAAAGAAAATAACAAAAAACACTACACCATCTAACGCCAATAAAAAACAAGTATCGCACTTTAAAAACTTGTTAAATCTAGCAAATAAAACAGATGATGAGCTAACAAAATTAAATATAACTAAAACAAAGATTTGTGATGATATTGTGAAAATGTTTAAAGGGTTAGATTTAAAGCAATTTGAAACTAAGCAATTAAACGCTTATATTGATAATGATATTTACTTAAAACGCAAAGGCCATAAAAACAGCAAAACGGCCAAACCACTAACGGGGACATTTAAGACTGTTATTAGTGCTATAAAATCTTATATTAACGATAAAAATATTATTGATACTAATACAACTTACAAAACAATCCGTCAACATCAAAATGCAAAAAATAAGCCTACAATTAGCGAAAAAAGAAAGGCATATAATAAACGCCTTGCGACGCTTTCAGATAATGACATAAAATCATTATTAGCTTTATTTGACGCAAAAAACAAAAAATAATATCTTAAACCACAAAGCAATTATCCCCGTTAAATCGGGGATTTTTGCGTTTTAATGGTTTTAAGTTTTTATAAATAGGGTAATGTTATTCTATTTATAAAGGCTTAAATTTTAGATTTAAACTTTTATTATTGCATTGTTATACTTTGATATGCCTTTTCAATAATAACGCCTTAAATCGTAAATATAAGCCTTTGATACTAGTTTTATATGCTAGTAGTAGGCAAATAAACAGTTTATTTTGTTAGTTATTTTTTAACTATCTCAAATAAACAGTTTATTTTGTTAGTTATTTTTTAACTATCTCAAATAAACAGTTTATTTGGGTAATTTTTAACTAAATTTAAAGGATAAGATATGCAAAATAATTATGATTTTGATAGTAATAACCAAGATGATATCATTTTTAATGGTGTTGACGGTACGCACTCAATAGATGAATTTAATGACTTAGAGTGTGATGTAGATGATTTAGATAATCTAGATTATGGCCAAGAGGACTTGAGATAATGACGAATAGTGTAATGGATTTATATATTCTACTAGTGATTGCTAGTTTATTATATATACTAGGGCTGTTTAGTTACTTCATTGTAACTGAATATAATAAAAAGAAGAAAAGGAATAAAGACTATGTATAGGTTTGATAAGATTACTAATCTAGTTAGTACAGATGGTGATGTACTAACTATAACAGTAAGAGTAGAGCCACGCAACGGCAGGATAGCGGGGTATTTTTTAGTTAATCGTTTAAATGGTGGGGAAGTTATATCTGTACCTTGTAAACGTAAAAGGCAGATGCTATTTTTACATAGCGGTGCAATTAAGTATTATTTAAGAGAGGGATATTATGAATATTAAATTCAATAAGAAACAACTAGCTTACTTAGATAAGTTAGTAGAAGAATCACCAACAAGAATGATTTTACATCAGAAGTTATATGATAGATGGTCATTCGTTGATGAAGAAGTCGCTAAGTTAGG